ATGGCAGACACGACGGCTCTGACGTTCCAATCGCCACCCGCTGACGACCCGTACGACCTGGCGCCGCTCGTCGGGTCATGGGTGCGCTCCCTGCGCTCGCGCAACCTCAGCCCGAACACGATCAAGATCTACGAGCATGCGGGCCTGCAGCTCGCCGAGTCCATTCGCGCGTACCGGCCGGCCGACGAGAAGGCGAAGCCGATTCCCACCGAGCTCGACGAGATCCACCGCGAGCACGTCGAGAGCCACATCACCACGGTGCTGGAGCGAACAAGTCCGGGCAACGCGCACCAGGCATTCCGGTCCCTCAAGACGTTCTTCAACTGGCTGGTCGGTGAAGAGGAGTTGGACCGCTCCCCCATGCGGACCATGCAGCCGCCGATCGTCCCGGAGAAGGATGTCCCGGTCATCCCGGACGACGCCCTCCTGCGACTCCTCAAGCAGTGCTCCGGCAAGGACTTCGAGTCCCGGCGCGACACCGTAATCATCATGCTGTTCATCGACACCGGGATCCGGCTGTCCGAGCTGACTGTCCGGAACGTGGTGCACATCGACATCGACGTCCTGGAGTTCACCGTCGTTGGCAAGGGCGGTCGGGAGCGCCGGGTGCCGATCGGCCGTCAGACCACCGTCGCGGTCGACCGGTATCTGCGGGCCTACGCGAAGCACATCGGTCGACCGCTGGAGCCCAACGACCCGCTGTGGATCGGCGTCAAAACCCGTCGCCGGATGCTGAAGTGGGGCATCGCCGACATCGTCGAACGCCGCGCCAAGGCCGCCGGGCTGCCCCACATCCATCCTCACCAGTTCCGACACACGTTCGCACACCAGTGGAAGCTCCGGGGTGGCAACGAGGACGCCTTGATGCGGATCACGGGCTGGCGGTCGCGGGAGATGCTGAGCCGATACGGAGCCTCAGCGGCGGGAGAGCGGGCCCGCGAGGAGCACAAGAAGCTGAGCCCCAGCGACCGCCTGTACGGGCGGTAGCTGGGGCTCCGAGAGGGTCACTGCGATGACGCAGCGGCCCTCTCCCACGCCCCAGTGTCGAACCGCTCCTGAATCAGGGCGGCAAGGGCGCTCAAGGCAGCGAAGGGGTCGGTTTCGTCGACAGCGATGGCCACGCGGTCCGCCGTCTCAACCAGGACGGCCGGACACCCCGGATCCAGCAGTCTGAGACGGACGGTCACTTCGGTCATTCGACCCCCTTGTCCCCGCGCGTCTCTCCACGGCTGGGCGAGTCGAACGCGCGTGCGAGTTGCACGAGGCAGCAACACAATACGCCTGGAACTGGAGTGACGGGAGTCACTTCACCGAGTCGATACGCACGACCCGCCTCACGCCTCGTCAGACTCTTCCGCCAGCACCTCGTTCACGAAGTCCTGACTGCGCGAGGTGCCACCGCTGGCACCGGGTGCACGGGCGACGCGAACGGCAACACCCTCCGCAGCATTCACACCTGGATCTTCGACCGCGTACCCGATGTACTGCCGGGCGGCCGCTGCGGCGACCCGATCCCAGGGGAGCGACAGCCCCTCGGACAGCGCCCTGATCAACTCCGGGTTGATCTTCACCAGGTCACCCTTGGAAATCTTGTGCAGCTGACTATGGCTGAGTCGATACCCGCTCTGGGGATCAATGCTCCGCTCGGACAGAGCGGCAAAGGTGTATCGACGACCGGCGCCGGCCTGCTCGCTCACGAGCGAGGCCAAGGTCTCGTCCGAAGCCATTCGGAGTCTCCATGTCTGCGGGTGCGCGCGGGGCGTCGGATGCCCCGCTGGCGCGTACCCGTCGTGCACATTGTCCACATCCATGGATGGGTACGGCTACCCGGCCTCGCTTAAGAGACTCAAAAGGATCGCTCGTGTGGACGCCCCATGGATGGGTTGTCGCGGTTCTGGACACCGGTCGAGCGCTGTGCTTAGCTATCTCTATCCGCAGATGCGGATGAACACCAGGACGGTCGATGCCTCAATGCGATACAGGATCCACGATGGCGATCTCCTGAAACGGCTGATGAAGCACCCCGGGTCGGACGGGGCGGTTCACACCGTCCGGAGCCTCGCGAAAGTGGCCGGCGTCTCCTGGAGCAAGATTCACCGCCTCACCACAGGTACGCGCCCCACCCTCACCAGGGCTCAGGCCGACTCGATCGCCGCCGCGGTTGGCGTTCGACGGGCCTCCCTTTTTTCGCCAAGTACATCCGCATCCACGGATGCAGACGAGGAGAGTAGAAAGTGATGACCCCCGGAGAGCGAAAGCTCCGCGCTCGACTCGGAGCCCACGCCAGCTGGGCGAAGACCGCCGATCCGAGCAGCCGGACGGCCAAGGCCCGCGCTGCGGCGATGGCCCGCTTCGAGGGCGAGGTCGACCCCGATGGGGTGCTCACCCCGGAGGAGCGGCTGCGCCGGGCCGAGCACGCCCGCAAGGCCTACTTCTCCCGCCTCGCCCTGCTCGCCGCGCAGAAGCGCCGCCTGGAGCGCGAGATGAAGAAAACCGCCCCCATCGCCGCCTGACTGACCCTCAGAACTGGGTCGGGCCCTCGCCCGGCGACACCGGTGGCACCCGGATGCCGGCCCGCGAGAGCCCAGCGACCCACCCCGAGAACACCAACTCACAGAGAAGGAGAGGCAGGTCATGAACCAGCCTACCCGCTCCACCAGTCCGTTCGCCGGGCCCGACCCCGCCACCATCCCCACCGGCACCCTGCCGCTGACGGCCCGGATCGTCGGCATCATGGCCGGCGTCCAGGCCTTGTACGACCAGGTCGCGACGCCCGGCGTGCAGCTGCACGAGGCGCACCTGGCCGCTGACGGCCTGTCGGTGACGCTAACGGTCGACTCGATCGAGGCGCTGTCGTCCTGGTACGCCGCGTACCCGCGGTGCTCGGTGTCCATGTCGTCCCGTCAGGTCCGCGGCGAGGACGGTCACCTGTACGGCCTCGGCGGTCTGGACTGGATGCTCGGCCTGGGCCCGATCAGGGGCGGCGGTGTGCGGGTGTTCGTGCGCACCGTCACCGTCGAGCAGCAGGTGCTGCCGGACACGGCGCTGGTGCGGGCGATGTTCCCGGCGAGGCTCCGCGTGCAGGAGGCCCAGGCCCGCGAGATCGCGCACCACGCACACCGGCCGGGGGTGGCGGCGTGACGGTCGTGCTGATCCTCGCTGTCGGCCTGCTGGTGATGGTCGTAATCCGCCTGTACGACACCGTGGCCCAGGCCGTGCTGCGGCGCCGGGCCCGCAACTCCCGGAAGGGGAAAAGCTGATGAAGCACATGCCCCTGCTCAAGAAGCAGGCCGCCGCGCTGGTCGCACGGTGCGGGATCCGCCCGCGGGCCGCCGCGAAGGCCGCCACCGCGTTGCACGACGCGGGGATGCTGGCGTGGCCGGCAACCATCGATCCGTCCGGGCTGCCGTACGGGCTGACGGTGCGCTCGACGGCCGCCGGCGCAGAGGTCGACGCGTACCTGGTGGTGCGGGCGCTGGTCAAGGCCCTGGCCTCCGAGTGTGTGGAGGACCCGGAGGGTGTCGCCGAGGAGCTGGCCGTGATCGACGGCGCGCGCGGCCCGGAGTTGGACGCGCTGCTGGACGAGCTGATCGAGCGCCTGGGGGGCGCGGAGATCCGCTACCCGGCCAGCACGGCGCGGGAGTTGGCGGCTCGGATCGAGCGGGCGGCCGGGCCGATGCTGGTGCCGATGCAGCGGAAGGCGGCCGGCTGATGGCCACCCGTCGCTTGATCGTCACCGTCGACCTGCACGGCGTGACCGGAGACGACGCCCGCGACCTGTTGGTCGAGGTGTCCACCGCGGTCGAGTATGCCCACTCGCACATCACCGACGTCAGCCCCGACTACTCCGAGGAGGACATCTGATGCCGTGGATCTCCCGCCGCGTGCAGTCCGAGACCGCCGCGCTGGTGGCCCGTCTCCGGGCCCGTGCCGAACAGGCCGAGGCTGCAACGCGGGTGCAGGCGGGCGCGAACGGCATCCTCGCCGCCCGCTCCGGCGACACCGAGGCCGAACTGCGCGAGCAGGTCAGGCAGTTGAGGGTCACGCGTGACGGGCTGCTCGTGCAGCTGTCCCGGGCGCTCGGTTACAACGACGAGCAGCTGGCGGCGATCGACGCCGGCGCGACTGTGAAGGGCGGCACTGCCGCATGACGATCACCGAGCTGCCGGGGGCCACCGCGTCCCCGGCCGCCGGGCGGCGCCGGAAGACCACCGCCGTACCTACTGGGCCGGACCGCATCCCGCGACCGTCCCAGGGCTGGTACCGCGACAAGGTCACCGGCGAGAAGTACCGGCGCGTCACCACCATCCTCGACCAGGGCGGCACCAAGGGCGACGTCCTCACCCGCTGGGCCGGCAACCTCGTGGCCGAGGTCGCATTCGCCCACCTGCCCGAGCTCGTCGCGGCGTCGCTGCGGCCGGACGAGCGGGCGGAGAAGCAGGCGTGGCTCGGCCGGGCTCCGTTGCGGAAGCGCGACGAGCGTGCCGAGATCGGCGGCGCGGTGCACGACGTCATCGAGGCGCACGTGCTCGGCCAGCCGATCCCCGCCGCGACCACTGACGACCCGGAGATGGCCGTGTTCCTCGCCAACTTCCTGGCGTTCGTGGCCGAGTGGGAGGTCGAGTTCGAGGCGTCCGAGATGGTCGTCGGGAACCGGACTTTCGGGTACGCCGGGACCCTCGACTACCTGTTCCGGTCCCGCCGAATCGCCACGGCGCTTTCGCTGCCGCTGGACACGCTGTTCATCGGCGACACGAAGACCGGCGGCGAGCTCGACAAGAAGGGTGTGTACCCGGAGGCCGGGTTGCAGATGGCCGCGTACCGGCGCGCCGAGGTGGCGTGGCTGCGGGACGGCTCCACGGTGCCGATGCCCGCGGTGCACTCGACCGGGATCGTCCTGCACCTGCGGCCGGAGGGGTACCGGGTGTATCCGCTGCTGTGCGGTGACGAGGTGTTCGCCGCGTTCCGCGTCACCCAGGAGGCCGCCGAGTGGGCCTCTGGCCTGTCCAAGACCGTCGTTGGCGGGGCGCTGTCCCTGCCGGCTGTTTCCCAGAGGAGTGCTGCCTGATGCCCATCCTCGACCTGCAGCGCCGCATGCGGCAGCTGGGCGAGATCCGGATTGGCCACACCGTGGCCACCGGCCGTACCGACTCCAACGGCAAGCCGACCAAGCGCCCGGCGAAGCTCGACAAGTTCCGCATCACCTCGGCGTCCCGGCCGATCCTGGAGCAGGTCGCCGCCCTGTACGGCGGTGAGGTGCGGCCGTGGACGCCGGCAAACGGCGCCCCGTCCGAGTTCGAGGTGTACACCACCGTCGATCGGCTGCCGGTGCTGGTGCCGCCGCGTGATGCGGTGTCGCAGTGGTACGAGCTGTACGCCGGATCGAAGTGCCAGCGGCGCTGCGACGGCGTGACTGAGCACAAGCTGGACCGGCCGTGCCTGTGCGACCCGGAGAAGCGGGACTGCAAGATCACCACCCGGGTGAATGTGATGCTCCGCGACCTGCCCGCGCTCGGGCAGTGGCTGCTGATCTCGAAGGGCTACTACGCGGCCGTGGAGCTGCCGCCGGCGGCCGAGCTGCTGGCGCAGGGCGGCGGGTACGTGGCGGGGTGGCTCGGCATGGAGGCCAAGAGTGTGGTCACCGACCGGGGCACGAACCGGTTCATGGTGCCGACGTTGGACGTGGAGATCACCCCGGCCGAGCTGATGTCGGGGCAGATCCGCGGGACCGTACCGGAGTTGGCGGCTGCGGGCCCGGGGCGGGCCGCGATCGAGGCGGCCCCGACCGAGGCCCCGATGCCGGACTACGTGGCGCTGGCCAGGATGAGCCGCAACGCGGCGGCCGTCCGGGACATCTGGAAGACCGCGAACGGCAAGGGCCACATGACGCCTGAACTGTCCGCCGAACTGGGCGAGCTGGCCGCCCGGTTCGCCCCGGCCGCTGCGCCGGTGCCGGACGAGGACGGCGTGATCGAGCCGGAGATCGTGGACGACCAGGACCCGACCGAGGTCTGGTTCCAGATCATCGCGGCGGCCGGCCGCCTGGGCTGGACCACCGACGCGACCGAGGCCGCGTTCGCGGAGCGCAACGGCGGCACCATGCCGGGATCGGCCGAGGTCACGCAGCTCGCCGAGTTCCTGGGCTGGTTGAAGGCGGGTGCCCGGTGAGCTGGGGCCTGGGACGAATCGTCGCGTTCGACACCGAGTCCACCGGCGTGGACGTCGAGTCCGACCGGATCGTGACTGCCGCGGTGATCGGCCTCGGCGACGGCATGCCCGCCGCGGCGCGCACCTGGCTGGCCGACCCCGGGATCGACATCCCGGAGCAGGCGTCCACGATCCACGGCGTCACCACCGCGCGGGCCCGGGCGGAGGGCCGTCCGGCCGCCGAGGTCGTGAAGGAGATCGCCAGCAAGCTGGCCGAGTTCGTCGCGCACCGGCTGCCGATCGTCGCGATGAACGCCCGCTTCGACCTGACGCTGCTCGACCGCGAGTGCGCCCGGCACGGCCTGCCGCCGCTGGCCGAACTCGCGGGCGCCGAGCCGCTGGTGGTCGACCCGTACGTCATCGACAAGGCCGTCGACAAGTACCGCAAGGGCTCGCGGAAGCTGATCGACATGGCCCGCCACTACGGCGTGGCCCTCGGCGGCGACGCCCACGAGGCCGGCGCGGACGCGCTCGCCGCGGCACGGATCGCGTACAAGCAAGCCGCCCGATACCCGGCCGCCCGGCAGCCGCTGGAGCAGTTGCACGCGGCGCAGGTCATCTGGGCGCGGGAGCAGGCAGTGTCGCTGCAGGCGTACCTGCGCAAGAGCGACCCGGCGGCGGTGGTCGAGCCGGAGTGGCCACTGGTCCCCCGTCAGCAGGGTGGTGCACGGTGAGTCAGCTGCTGCTCCCCGAGGTCGTCCCGGCTCCGGCCGGGACGACCCCCGCCCCCACCGCGGCCGGGCCCCGGCCGCTCGTCATCGGCCTCGACGTCGCCATCGGCACCACCGGAGTCGCCGGCGTCGGCTGGACCGAAGCCATCCACGCCAACCAGCCCGGCCTGCAGGCCCGCATGGTCCACCAGCTCACCCAGATCAAGGAGTACGTGCGGCGCGCCGACTTCGTCGTCATCGAAGGCGCCGCATTCTCCCGGTCGCACCTGCAGGGCGCCGACCAGTTGTCCGCGATGCGGTGGATGGTCCGGCTGGAACTGTGGAAGCGCGGCATCCCGTACGCCGTGTGCCCGCCCGACAACCGGACGATCTTCGCCACCGGCAAGGCGCGGTGGAAGGGCCTGACGCCGACCCAGGTCAAGGCGAAGGTCCGCGAGGCCGTCGCCGAGCAGTACGGCATCGAGTGCGAGGGCCGTTGGCGCTACGACCAGGCCGATGCGTACGTGCTGCTCGCCATGGGCCTCGCCCACCTAGGCCACCCCCTCGCCGAGCTCCCCGCCACCCACACCCGCGCCCTCGACGGCGTGGCATGGCCCGAAGGGACCGACCAGTGAACACCCTTCCCCCTCGCATCCCCGCCGCCCGGACCCCGCTCGTGCCGCGTACCGACGCTCCCCTGCCCTGCGCCGGCGCGCCCGAGCTGTTCCATGCCCCCGATGGCGAGCGACGCGACAGCGACGACGCCCGGGCCCGGATCTTCGCCGCCCGCGTGCTGTGTGCCAGCTGCCCGATCCAGGCCGGGTGCCGCGAGACCAGCTACTCGGTCCACGACAACGGTATCTGGGCGGGCGAGACCATCGGCGCCCGGAAGGCCGCCCGTCGCTCGACCGCCCTCGCGGCTGCGGCGTGAGCGGGCCGTGGGTCGGCGGGCTGACGATCCGCGAGCACGGGCCCGGCGGCCGGCCGACCGCCGACTACCTGTGCACCCGCTGCACCCCGTACCACCACGCCCGCCTGACCGGCGACGACACCCGCCACGCCGCAGACCTCCACACCAGCCACCTCGCCACCCACCACCCGAAAGGCACCCCGTGACCGACATCAAGATCGACGGCAAGGTCCTCGCCGACGTCGCCGCCGCCCTCGCCCCGCACGCCGACCACATGTTCAAGCAGCGGGCCGGCCGCTGGATGGCCGTGGTCGAGATCGCCCACGCCGAGCGCACCGAGCCCGGCCCGGAGGAGGACAGGGACCCGTCGGTGAAGATCCGCGTCGTCGGGATCGAGGTCGCCGGTGACGAGTTCACCGACGAGCGGCTGCGCCAGGTTCAGCAGGACATGTACCGGCAGCGCACCAACGCCGGCACCCTCGACTCCCTCATGCCGGGCGCGACCCGGATCGGCAGCCTTTTCAACGACGCGGCCTGATGAGACCGCCCCGCACCGCGACGCGCACTATCTGCCCGCGGTGCGGGGCCACCATCCTCCAGACCCCGGACGGCCGGCACCTCGACCCGACGCCGCACCCGCTCGCCGTGCACCTCCCCGACGGCGGCCGAATCGACGCACTCGACGCCGCCGAGATCCTGACGGGCCGCCAGAACGCCCGCGCGCACCACCCGCACCTCCCCGGCCCCTACGGCTGCACCCCACCCACACCGACGCAGCCGACCCTCTTCTAGGAGCACCAGCCCGTGAGCAACGTCCACCCCTTCCCGGCCCCGCCGGAGCCGGAGGACGACGGCGAGTACATCGACCGCCGCGTCCCCGAGGACCAGGCCGCCGAGATGGCCGTGCTCCGCGCGTGCATGTACGACCGCAACAACGTCCCCCGCGCCGCCCAACTCCTGCGCGGCGCAGACTTCTACCGACCGGCCCACGAGCTGATCTGGAACGTCCTCCAGGAGCAGCACCGGTCCGACGGACCGACCGACCCGATCGCAGTGAACCGCGAGATCATCGCGCTCGGCCAGGGCCACCGGGTCAACGGCGGCTACCTGTTCACCATCACCGACACTGCGGCATTCGGCGAGGTCGAGTACTACGCCGGGATCGTCGCCGAGCAGGCCGCAGCCCGCCGCGCCGACAACCTCGCCGTCCGCATCAAGACCGCCATCGCCCGCGGCGCCCGCCCCGACGACCTGAACACGCTGATAGCCGAGCACGTAGCGGCCGAGGAGACGCGCACAGCCGCGGCGGCCGGCGGCGGGCCGACGCACCTTCTCGCGTCCACCCTCGACTGGGACGCCCTGTTCGGCACGAACTACCAGAACGTGCAGCTGCTGCCCGGTCAACTCCTCGCCCACGGCCAGCAGATCGCCATGGTCGCCGAGGGCAAGGCGGGCAAGTCCCTGCTGGCCGAGGAGTGGGCGTGGCGGATGGGCACCGGCCGGCCGTTCCTCGGCGACCGGGCGCAGCCGCCGATCCGGGTCACCTACGTGGACGCGGAGAACGGCCACCCCGAAATCCAGCAGCGGTTCCGTTCGTTCGGCGCGAGCCCCGACGACATGGGCCTGCTCACCTACCTGTCGTTCCCGCCCGTCCGGCCGCTCGACACCCCCGGCGGCGGGCAGGACCTGATGGCCATCGCCACCGCCACCCAGGCACAGGTGGTGTTCATCGACACCGTCTCCCGATTCATCTCCGGCGCGGAGAACGACGCGGACACCTGGCTCAACCTGTACCGGCACACCCTGATGCCGCTCAAGGCCGCCGGCATCGCCTCGATCCGCCTCGACCACATGGGCAAGGACGGCGAGCGCGGCGCCCGCGGCAGCAGCGCGAAAACCCAGGACGTCGACCACGTCTGGGAGCTGCGGGCGCAGGGCGGCGGGATCCTCTCCCTCAAGCGGACCCACTCTCGGACCGGTGTCGGGCCGGACGAGTTCACCGTAATCCGGCACTCGCGGAAGGCCGGCACGGACTGGGTGTTCGGCGCGACCCGGCACGACCTGATGACGTGGGAGGACCGCGCCGCGCTGATCGAGGGCACGACCGAGTGGCTGGTCGACCAGCTCGATCGGGCCGGTGTCGATCCGACGTGGGGCAGCCCGAAGGTCATCAACTGGTGCCGGGAGAAGGGCATCCGGGTCCGGAAGGACAAGGCCGAGGAGGCCGTCCGGGTGCGGAAGTCGCGTCCGTCGGGGGACATCCCCCCACACCTCCCCTACTCGCCGGTAACCGAAACTCCCCCCGACACGGGGGGAGGTAACGACAAAACCGCAGGTCAAACATCCCCCGGGGAGGTCGGGGGGAGGTTCGGGGGACCGCACTCAGCTCCTCCCTCCCCCCGCCTCCCCCCTATAGAGGGGGGAGGGGGGAGCGCGCCGGGGGAGGACATCCCGATCTGCACGCTCTGCGGCGACCCGCTTCAACTCGACTGGGCCGCCCGCGGATACACCACCCACGTCATCTGCCAGCCCACCCACGACACCCCCTGATGGAGATTCCGCGATGATCCAGCCCCTCGACCTCGACGCCATCCAGGCCCGCACCGACGCTGCTACCCCGGGACGCTGGCTCTGGTACGGCACCGGACGCGACCGCAACCTCCGCCTCCAGACCCATGAGTGGGACACCGTCATGGACTTCGTCCGCCACGGCCTCCAGGGAGCCCAGCCCCGCTTCAACGTCGACGGCTTGATGGAGACGGCGGCCGAACTCCTCCCGGACGGTCAGAACGCCTGCCGCGGCTTCCCGCACCCGGACGCCGAATTCATCGCCCACGCCCGGCAGGACGTACCCGCGCTGATCGCCTACGCCCGCGAGCTGGAGCAGCAGCTCACCAGCGAGAAGGCCGTGAGCACGCACCTCGTCGAGAAGCTGCAGGCGCACCTCGACGCCTCCGACGAGTGGATGGGCGAGCGCGCCCAGCTCCTCGCCGAGAACCTGCGACTTGCCAACACGGCCCGCTCGGCCCCAACCGAATGCAGCGCACCCCACCCCGTCGCCAGACTCGACCGCTGTGAACGCCAGCCCGGCCACGACGGATGGCACGCCACCAGCATCGGCAGCTGGCCGGACAGCACGCTCCCGTTCGCCCCCAGCGCGGCCCACGACGCCCGCTGACGGCCCGCCACCCCACCAGACCCCGTCGTATGGCTGCGCAAGGCCGCCGCCCACCAGCCGACATATACCCCCCGGAGTATCCATCCCATGACCGCCGAACCCGCCCTGCGCGTCCTGTCCCTCGGCGCCGGCGTCCAATCCACCACCGCTGCCCTGCTCTCCGCCGAAGGCCGCCTCCCGCGCCTCGACGCCGCGATCTTCGCCGACACCGGCTGGGAACCCGCCGCCGTCTACCAGCACCTCGACCGCCTGGAGCGCGACATCCTCCAGCCCGCCGGCATCCCGCTCCACCGAGTCACCCGCGGCAACATCCGCCACGACGCCCTCGACCCCGCACACCGCTTCGCCTCCATGCCCCTGTTCATCAAGAACCGCGACGGCGGAGACGGCATGACCCGACGCCAGTGCTCGAACGAGTACAAGGTCGTCGCCATCAAGGCGCAGGTCCGGCAGCTCCTCGGCTACCCGCACCCGAGCCCGGTCCCGCGCAGCCTGCACGTCGAGCAGTGGATCGGCATCAGCCGCGACGAGATCGGCCGCGCCCGCGACTCCGACGTCAAGTACGCCCGCAACGCCTTCCCGCTGCTCGACCTCGACGGCGCCGCCGACGGCCGGACGGGATGGACCCGCGACGACTGCCTGCGCTACCTCCGCTCCCGCGGCTGGGCATCCACCCCCAAGTCCGCATGCATCGGCTGCCCGTTCCACGGCAACGCCCAGTGGCGGCAGATGCGGGACGAGCACCCCGACGAATGGGCCGACGCCGTCGAGTTCGACCGGCAGATCCGCTCCGGCAACGCCCGCGGCAACGCCAACGGCAAACCGCTCCTCGGCGAGGCCTACCTGCACCGCTCCCGCCTCCCGCTCGACCAGGCCCCGATCGACCGCATCACCGCCCACGAGTGGGCCAGCCGTCAGACGGACGTGTTCGGCCAGATCGCCGACGCCGAACTCGAAGCCGGCGACCCGGACGGCTGCTCGCCCTGGGCGTGCCGCTCCGGCAGCGCCGCCGCCTGAACCACCCTCGCCCACGGCCGCGCGCACCCCGCGCGGCCGCCTGACGGCCAGCCACCCCACCAGACCCACCCACGGAGAGACCCACATGACCACCGACCAGCCCACCGCCCGCCAGACCCTGTTCGCGGCCCTCACCGATCCGCCCGAGCAGGACGCCGACATCATCGGCCTCCCGGACGACCAGGCGCACCAGCTGCTCGACGCCTACCGCGACCAGGTGCTGGACGAAATCTGGCGAGGCGTCAACGCCGACATCATCGGCCAGCACCGCGCCCAGGTGCGCGAGGAGGTCGCCGCCGAGATCGACGCCGCCGCCGACCGGACCGTGGCCGAGTACCCCGACGAGCCCGCCATGTCTGTTCGCGTGCTCGGCCTCCGCGCCGCCGCCCGCATCGCCCGTGCCGTGCAGGAGGGCTGACCCATGGCCACCCCCGACGACCTCCGGCCGCTGATCGCCCTCTCCCCGCCCACGGCCGAGCAGCAGGGCTGGGACACCGCCGAGTACACCTGCGCCCGCTGCTGGACCACCGTCACCGCCACGACCGAGGACGAGCTCGTCCGCCTGGTGGCCGAGCACCGCAACACCTGCGGCCAGCAGCAGGCGAGCACCCGGTGACCGCGCCCGAGCCCGACCTCCGCCAGCGCATCGCCCAGGCCATCAACGGCGGCCTGTGTGCCACGAGGTCCGTCCTCACCGCCGACATCGCCGCCGAACTTGCCGAGGCCGTGCTGGCCGAGCTGGACGCACTCCGCGAGCAGCACCGCCGCGCACTTCTCGCGGCCACCGAGTCCAGCAGCATCCTCCAGCAGCAGATCGATGCCCAGGCCGGCGATCTGGACGCCCGCGACGCCGAGAACACGCGGCTCCGCGCCGAGCTCAGCGTCGAGACCGCCGCCCGGCTCGGTCTGCGCAACCGCCTCGACCGCGTCATCGCGAGCAACGCCCAACTCCGCGCCGCCCTCGACACCGACACCTGACCACCCGCCGGCCGCCCACACCAGGCGGCCGGCCACACCAGGCGGCCGGCCAACCCGAAGGAGCAGCACGTGTACCCCACCCTGTTCAGCACCCCCGGCGTTCGCCAGTTCGCCGAGCAGATTGACGCCGAACGCACCCGCCAGCTCGCCAAGTTCGGCGACCAGCACCACCCCGACGGCACCGGCCTGCCGATCTACGCGCACTCCGCCGTCCGCTACCGCGAACAGGCCGACCGCAACGCCGAGTCCGGCGTCCTCGCCTGGCGGGACGTGCTGCTGGAGGAGGTGTACGAGGCCCTTGCCGAGTCCGATCCGGCCAAGCTCCGCGCCGAGCTGGTCCAGGTCGCCGCCGTGTGCGCGGCCTGGATCCACGACCTCGACCGCCGCTGACACGCCCCCCGGCCGCCGCACCGCGCGGCGGCCACCCCACCACCAGGAGCACACCGTGATCACCCCCGGCCAGATCTACACCGCCTGCGACCCCCGCAGCGGAACCACCATCCGGATCATCAGCTACACCCCCGGCGACGCCCGCGCCCACGTCGTCGACGCCATCACCGGCAAGCGCCCCCGCCAGATCCTCGCCGTCAGCCTCCACCTCGCCGGAACCGGGGCCTGGGGCAAGCCCCGCCGCACCGGCTACCGGCTCGTCAGCGAGGCCTCCGAGTGACCCGCCCGCTCACCAGCACCGAACGCCAACTCCTCGACCAGCTCGTCCGCACCGGCCAGTCGATCGGTGTCCTCGCCGCCCGCGACCCCCACCGCGCCCGCGAAATCCGCAACACCGCCGCCCGCGCCCAACGCGCCCTCGGCACCCGCAACCTCGACCACGCCATCCAGATCCACCGCACCAGCCAGGAGACCCCGGCGGCCCCCGAACAGACCCTCACCGCCGCCGCCCAGCAGATCCTCGGCGAGCAGCCGTGACCCGCGAGCGTGCCGGCCGCCCCGGCGCCACCTGGGGCACCGTCGTCCGCCCCATCGAGCACGTGGTCCAGGACGAGCAGGACGATCACGTCGAGCCCCGGCCCAACCGCGAGACCCGACGCGCCGCCGCCCGCGCCACCAAGAAGCGGCACAGCACCCGCTGACGCCCCGTCAACACCCGCCACAAGCAGAAGGAGGAGGCCCCGCCATGCAGCAGCTGCCCCACTTCATCCCCCCCACCAGCGCCGGCCTCCTCCCCTGCGTCGGCCAACACGCCCTGTTCGACGAACCCGACACCGCCACCGAAGCCGCCGAACTCTGCGCCACCTGCCCCGTCCGCACCGCCTGCAACACCTGGGCCGTCCAACACACCGAATGGGGCACCTGGGCCGGCCGAACCGACAACGACCGCGGCACCCCCCGCACCGAACTCCCCGACCGGCGCCGCATCACCCGCACCAAGCACTACGACGACTGCGGCACCGAGGACGCACGCCGCCGGCACATCGGCCACCAAGAGCAGTGCGACCGATGCGACGAGGCGTACGCGGCCCGGATCCGCGCGGATCGGGCGGCCCGGCTGATCGAGGAACACCAGCGCCCCGGCGGCCCGACCCGGTACGGGTACCGGCTCCACCTCCAGCTCGGCGTACCGGCGTGCCAGGCGTGTCTTGCCGCGCACTCTGCCGCGGTGAAGCCATACCTCCAGCGCGCCGCGTAGCCAACTACCTGACGGGAGCGACCCGTTGACGCCCTGCTCCCAGTAGACTGGCGACACAACTGAAGCGGGCCAGGCACCGGGGATAGCAGCCCCGGGCCCGGCCCTGACCACAGGAGCATGCACTCCATGGCTACCGTCAACTCTACGGGCTACCACGCCCCCTGGTACGCGCGCACCGCAACCACCGCCGGCCGCCCCCTTGTTCTCGCCCTCGCCCTCGCCATGTGCGCCCCCGGCGAATACCAACTCGCTCGACTCGCAGGCTGGTCGGACCCCTGGGCGTACGGCATGCCGGCCGCTCTGTCCGCGTACGCGGGGATCGCCGCCGTAGTCGCCGCTTCCCGGCCCAAGGGCGCACGCGGCCGCGTATCCGCCATCCTCGGCGCCGGTCTCGCCATCGCGCTGGCACTCGCTGCGCAGATCGGCGCGCACCTGATCGAGCAGGGGCACATGCAGGGCAACCAGGCGTGGCTCGTCGCCCTGATCTCCGCGGTCCCGCCGGCCGTGGTGGGTCACCTGCTGCACCTGGCCGCGACGCCTGTCCCGGCACCTGCTGCGCCGACCGATCCGCGCCCCGGCCACCGGGAGCAGCAGATGCCCCGTCAGCAGCCCGTCAGCGCCCCGATCGCGCCCCCGGTCACGGCCGGGCCGCCAGCGATCCCGCCGAAGCCCGTCGCACCGCCGCGCACGCCGATCTCGTACACCGACGCGCGTTGCGCCGTGATCCGGAGCCTGTACGACGGCGGGTTCCGGCCGAGCACCAGCAGCATGCGGTCGGCGATCGCGGCGGCCGGGCTGATCGTGCAGTCCGACGGGTTCATCCGGGGCACTCTGCGGCGACTGGTCGAGGAAGCGGAGCCGGAGCTGCGGCGGCTGCCGGAAGAATCAGTGCGGCAGCTCGCCGTTGCACCGTAGCCTGGCTTGATTCCTTGCTGGCCGCACCAGGCCTGGCCCGGGGCGTCCCCACACCGAGAGGTCATTGGCATGACGCCCGAAGAACACGCCGAGTTCACCGCCCGAGTGCACCGCCTGCGCGCCAACTGGCTACGGTTCCAAGCCTGAGGAGAAGACCTGAACGCGGCCATGGTTGAAGCGGCCGAGTCGGTCAGGACGTTCATGGAGGCGTTCACGGAGTCAGAGAGGCTGGAGATCGCCCAGCACCCCGATCTTGCGGAGCTCAACATCCAGTTGGATGGGTTCTACGACACGCCGACTGCCGACTGAGCCGGTCACAGGTCGGCAACATCTCCCCCACACCACCCCCACACCCGACAGGGTGTGCCCATGACCAAGCGGCAGAAGCAGCAGGTCGTTGTCACCCGGCGCGGTGCCAACCACGTCCTGCACATCATCCTCACCATCTGCACCGGCGGCATCTGGGCAATCACCGGCTGGCCCATCGCTGCCGCCATGGGCCGCAAGACCCGGACCGTCACCTACGGTCCGCCGCCCGGCGCGCACCCGCCGCCGTACGGCCAGTGGCCCCCGCAGCAGTAGCCGGCTGTTAGCCGACCTGCCCCCGGCGCCCATCTCCCTACCCTGCCCAGCAGGGAGGCACGATGGGCGCACCGAGGTTCAACAGCAGCGGCACCACCGAATCGCAGTTCAGGCAGCACGACGCTGTCGAACTGCGCCGCACCGGCATGTCGTACGCCCAGATCGGTGAGCAGCTCGGCGTCGACCGCAAGACCGCATGGACGTACGTCCAGCGCGCGTTGGCCGCCCGCGCCCGCGAGACTGTTGTTGACCGCGACGCCCTGATCGGCGAGCAGGTCGTCATTCTCGACACCGTGTTCGAAGGCATGCTCCCGAAGGCCGCCCTCGGCGACACCCGCGCCGCCGAGATCGTCATCCGCGCCCTCGACCGGCACGCGAAGCTGTTCGGCCTCGACGCCCCGATCCGCGTCAACGCGCAGGTCACCGACGACCGCGTGGCCCGCGTCATGCAGCTCGCCGAGCAGCTCGCCGAGATCAGGCTGCCCGCCGTCGAGGCCGGCCAGTGACGATCACCCCCGACATGCTTGCCGAACTCCAGCAGCTCACCCCCGAGGAACTTGAGCTCCTAGAGGGCGAGTTGGCGCGCCGGGCGTGGGAGGCCCGCTGGTCGTCGTGGACGCCGTACTCGTGGCAGGTCTGCCCCGGGGAGGTGGAGACGCACGGCATGTGGCTGCAGCTCGGCGGCCGCGGCACGGGTAAAACCGACGGGTGCGCCCGGTACATGGTGAGCCACGTCAACGGGCCCGCCTGCGACCCGCGGCTGCCCGGCGGGCACCGCATGTCGATCATCGCTCCGACGCAGGGCGACGCAGTCGAATCGGCCGTCAACGGCCCGTCAGGACTGAAAGCCCACGACCCGCGGGTGGTGCTGCGCACGACCGTCGGCGGTACCTACGTGCGTTGGCCATCCGGTGCCGAGGCGAAGTTGTTCGGGGCGCACACCCCCGACGACGTCGAGCGCCTGCGCTCCGGCGGCAACCGATGCTTGGTGTGGCTGGAGGAGGCCGCCGCGATGCGACACCTCGGCCCGGCGCTCACCCACTCCGCGATGGGCCTGCGCGTTGGGCCCCGCCCGCACTACATCGCCTCGACCACGCCGAAGCCCAGGCGCGAGATCGTCGACCTGCTCGCCCGCAACGACGTCCTCACCACCCGCGGCCGCACCCGCGACGCCCACCATCTCCCCGAGTTGATGCGCTCGAAGTTGATCGCGCAGTACGCCGGCACCCGCATGGAACGCCAGGAACTCGACGGCGAACTCCTCACCGACATCGAGGGCGCCCTGTGGAGCTTCGCCCTGCTCGACGCCACCCGGGTCGGCGCAGCCCCGCCCATGTCCCGGGTCGTTGTCGCTGTCGACCCCGCCGCCACCTCCGGCACCGAGTCCGACGAGATGGGCATCATCGTCGCCGGCCGCTCCGCCGCGGCGATCCCCGACCGCAACGGCACCGTCCGCCAGCACGGGTACGTGATCGACGACCTGTCCGGGCGGATGCCGCCGCTGGACGCCGTCCGTCGCGCCGTGCAGGCCTACCACGCCCACCAGGCGGACGCGATCGTCGCCGAGGTCAACAACGGCGGCGACTGGATCGGGACCGTCGTGCGGCAGGTCGACCCGACCGTCAACTACCGCACTGTGCACGCCAGCCGCGGCAAGAAGACCCGCGCTGAGCCGGTCGCCGCGTTGTTCGAGCAGCACGCCGCGCACCTCGTCGGCGGCCACTCCACCCTCGAAGACCAGCTCGCCACCTGGGTGGCCGGCGTCGACGACTCCCCCGACCGCCTCGACGCCCTCGTCTGGGCCCTGACCGACCTGATGCTCACGGCCGGCGGCAACTTCGCCGCCGTGGCCTGAGAGGAGACTGCACGTGGGACGCCTCGCCGACGCCACCGCCGCGCTGTTCGGCCGCCGCGCCGCGCCCGCCGTCGCCCTGGACTCGATCCGGGACCGGCGCCCCGTCAGCTTCAGCACCGGGTCCGCCGTCACCCTCAACCTCGACCCGGAGTCCCGCGGCTACTCCCACTCCGCGGTCGCGTACCGGTGCGTCGCGGCAATCGCCGACAACGGCTCGTCGATCGACATGGTGGTGCGCAACGGCGAGGGCGAGGTGATCCAAAACCACTGGGTGTCGCAGTTGTTCAACAAGCGGCCGAACCGGTTCATGTCGGCCCGGGTGTTCAAGAACGTGATCCTCCAGCAGGGCGAGCTGGCCGGCCAGAGCTTCGTCTACCTCGACCGCGGCGAGACCCGCGTCGGCGACGTACAGGGCGCGTACACCATCTACGACCCGGTGCAGGTGGTCGTCGACAAGCCGGCCGCCGACCGGCCCACCCCCGGCGATATCCTCGGCTTCGTCGTCAACCGGGCGGACGGGCAGCGCATCGCGCTGCTCCCCGAAGAGGTGCTGTGGCTGCGGTACCCGCACCCGTTCGACCCGCTGGGGGCCCTAGCACCGTGGAAGGCCGCGCGCCACGCGGTCGACATGGACGCGTTCGCCCGCGAGTGGCAGCGCTCCAGCTACCAGAACGGCGCGGCGCCGACCGGCGTGGTCTACCTCGGCGAGATGACCGAGGCCAACTACGCCCAGGCCAAAGCCAGTTGGCGCGCGGAGATGCAGGGCCCTGCGAACGCCGGCCGCACCCTGCTGGTCGGCTCCCCGCCCGGCAGCAACAGCAAGGGCGTCTCGTACGCCCGGGTCGGGCTGACCGCCGAGGAGATGGACTACCTGGAGTCCCGCGTCGCCAACGCGGCCGAGGTGATGTTGGCGTTCGGCGTGCCCCGGGACTACCTGATGGGTCAGTCCACATACGACAACGCGAGGGCGGCGAAGACGACACTCTGGTCGGACACCATCCGGCCGAAGCTCGACATCATCGCCAGCGAGGTCGACCTGCGCCTGCTGCCCTCCGACGCCGAGGACGCGACCTGGGACTACGACAGCGTCGAGGCCCTGCAGGAGGGCCAGGACGCGCAGGCCACCCGGGTCCGCGAGAACGTCGGCGCCGACCTGCTGACCCTGGACGAGGCCCGAGCCGAGATCGGTAGACCACCACTGCCCGGCGGGATCGGGCAGCAGACCATCACCCCGTACCGGGCCGCGTTCGCACCGGTCGCGTCTCCGGCCGCCGGCAGCCGGGCGGTGCTCGACTTCGACGTGCTGGCTGCCCAGCTGATCGAGAGGATGCGCAGCGAGGAGCAGACCGCCCGGAGCCTGCCGACGTTCACCGGCGAACCGCGGCGGGAGCTGGTGCGCGCTGCCGACCCGGCCCCGGCGGTCAACGTGCAGGCCGAGTACGACGCGATCGAGGGCGAGGGCGTCGCGGCCGTCCGCCGGCTCGCGATGGAGCAGGCCGCCGCCGTCCTGCGCGACTTCGACCGGCTGATGGCCAAGCCGGTCCGGTCCACTGACTGGCTGGCCGTCCTGCACGGGCAGGCCGCCGCACTCGCGGTCGAGGGACGAGTTCGGCTTACCACGCCGGACCCGGATCACGTGCCGGCCGCGGAGATGGCCGGCGTGGATCTCGCGTCGGGCCCGGACGGGTGGGAGCAGCGCATCCGGGCGCGGGACTTGTTCGATCCGCGGTACTGGCGGCGTCGCACCGTGGAGGCGCTCGCGCCGTTCATCCGGCGGGCGGCGCAGCGCGGCGGGCAGGGCATCACGCCGGGGTTCGACGTCGATCAGACGGATGTGGCGCAGGCGTTGGCGGATCGGGCGGAGCAGCTGGCGGGGCAGGTAACGGCGACGACGCAGCGGGCGTTGGAGGCGCAGTTGCTGCAGCATGGCGTATCCGAAGGCGAGTCGATTCCGGCGCTGCGGGCCCGGCTGCAGAAGGTGTTCACGGACCTGTCGGACTACCGGGCGGAGATGATCGCGCGGACGGAGACGGTGGGGGCGTACAACCAGACGGCACTATCTGCCGCGTCGCAGGCGGGGGCGGTACGCAAGAAGTGGCTGGCCACCCGAAACCGGGAGACCGGCCAGTTCGACCCGCGGACTCGGCAGTCGCATCGGCTGGCGAACGGCGACACGGTGCCGCTCGGCGAGCGGTTCACCGCGTCACAGTCGCGTTGGCCCGGCGATCCGGCGGCGCCCGCCAACCAGTCGATTAACTGCCGGTGCACGCTCACCTTCGAGTACGAGGAGAACTGACCGTCATGCAGCCCTACGAGAACCGACACCCGGCCACACAGCAGCTGATGCGCTACTTCAGCTGGAGCCACCTACCTACACACCTTCAGGAGACCTCGCGGGCGTGCTCCCAGCTCGCCGGCCACATGGTCGCCGTGCTACCTGACGGGCCCGAGCTGACTGCTGGGTTGCGCAAGCTCCTGGAAGCAAAGGACTGCTTCGTACGTGCCGCTCTCGATGCTGCCGCAACCGAGCAGCAGGCCGCGCGCGAGGTGGACCCGAGCGCACCGTATGGCACCGGCGAGGAGCACTGAGCATGGCCACCCTCCTGCGCGGCGAGGCCCCCGCCGTCCTCCAGGCCGCCGAACACGCCCAGTACCAGGGGGCGTACCGGCCGCCCGGCATCCCGTTGGCCGAAGTCCGGCGCGGCCCCTACGACGGCACCCGGGGAGCTGTTCACCGCGGTGCCAACGGCGAACTGCCCAAGCTGCTCCCCCTGGCCAACGGCCGGATCGTCTACGAGTACGACCGCACCGGCCCCGACGGCATTGCCATCTACCGCTACTCGCCGCGCCTGTCACCCGCGCACCGCGGGCTGATGGACGGCATCGCCGAGGTCTACGCCGAGCACAAGCTGATGAAGGGACAGGGCTGATGGCCGAGTTGGAGCTGCGGCAGCTGGACACCGTCGAATGGCGGGTCGCCGACGGCGAGGACGGCACGTTCGAGGGCGTCGGCTGCCGGTACGGCGTCGAGGACTCCTACGGGACGACGTTCCATCCCAAGGTCTTCCAGAAGGGGCTCCGGGGCAGCTTCGCGTTCCTCTTCATGCACGACCCATCCCGCCCGGTCGGTACGTTCCGCGCGGAGGAACGCAGCGACCACCTGTGGATCAGCGGCCAGTACGACGACACCGCTGCCGGCCGGGACGCCCGCACCATGGCCCGCTCCGGGTCGGCGCCGGAACTGTCCGTGGGGTTCGTCCGTACGGACCTGCCGAGTTGGGAGGCGCTGGCCGCGCTGCCCGAGGACGAGTACAAGGACAGGCTGGCCAACATCCGCAGCGCGCGGCTGGTCGAGGTCTCCCAGATCACCGCCCGCATGGCCGCCGTCCCCGGGTCGAAGCTGAAGACCGTCCGGGCCGCCCTGGATGCGCTGTTCGAGGACGGCGAGCCGAACAACCTCGACGCCCAGGTCGCCGCCGAGCGGGCCCGCCTCGCCGGGCAGGAAGACGACCGCCGCCGCGCCGCCGCCCGCCTCGCCCTCGCCGCAGCGGGGCACTGACGGGCCGTTGACGGGGGCTGACGGCCGTTAGCCGGGCAGCCCCCACCACCCTCCTGTCTATCGTGCTACGCATCCGGGCCGCTCGTACCGGACGTACAAGCCACGGGCATTGCCGGGGCGATCCACCGGCCGTGAAAGACGGACGCGACCCAGACCACTGGGGCGCCGTCCGCGTCCCACGGACCGAGAGGACCCGGCATGAGCAACCGCCGCCGCGCCCTGGGCACCCGCAAGGCCCGCCCGGGCGAGGACCCCACCCGCCGCTACCCGATCTATCCGATCGCCGGCGGCGCACCGACCCTGGCCGAGCAGCGCGACGAGGTCATGCGCCTGCTCCGCGATGACTCCTACGACGGCGACATCGGCGAACTCCTGCAGCGCGCCGAGCAGGTCACCGGCCAGATCGAGCAGGCGCAGCAGCGCGACGCCCGGCTGCGCGCGCTGGAGGCCGCGGCCCTTCCGGCCGGTCAGCAGCCGCAGCAGCGCCAGCAGCCCGGGCAGCAGCCCGAGTTCGCGCCGGACCACCCCGTCAGCGTCGCCGAGGCGTTCGTCCGCAGCGCAGCCCTCACCCAGTTCCGGGCCGCCGGCATGGTCGGCAAGATCGCGGTCGAGCACCGCGATGCCCCGGCCGGCACCGTCACCACCGGCACCCAGCCGAAGCAGAACCACCGGCTCCCGGGGATCATCCCGCAGAACCCCGACTACCCGCTGCTGATCGCCAACCTGTTGGACAGGCAGACCTCGGACGGCACCACGCTGGAGTACATGCGGGACACGTCCGGCCCGGTCACCGGCTCCGGCACGTGGAACAAGGCCGCGGTCGTCGCCGAAGGCACGACGAAGCCCATGTCCGGCCCGTTCTCGTTCGACCTGATCACCACCAGCCTCAAGACCGTCGCCCACTGGGTGCCCATCACCAGGCAGGCCGCCGACGACAACGGCCAGCTGGTCGGCTACATCAACGGCCGGCTCGGCTACGGCCTCGACTTCAAGCTGGATCGGGAGATCCTCACCGGCAACGGCAGCACCCAGATGCAGGGGATCCTCACGACCTCGGGCATCAACGCCTACCAGCCGTCGTCCGGGAACACGGACGCGAAGCTGATCACGATCCGCAAGGCGAAGACCGTCCAGGAGCTGGCGCTCTACCCGCCGGACGCCGTGGTGCTGAACCCCAGCGACTGGCAGGACATCGAGCTCGACACCACCGCTACCGGCACGTTCCGTGTCATCTCGAACGTGCAGGACGGCAACGCGGTCCCGCGGATCTGGGGTCTGACCGTCGTCTCCACGGTCGCGATGGCGGCCGGTACCGCGCTGATGGGTGGCTTCCGCATGGGCGCGACCCTGTGGGAGCGGCAGGGCGTCACCATCCTGATGACCGACTCTCACGCGGATTTCTTCATCAACAACACCCTCGTGATCCTGGCCGAACGCCGCGCGAACGTAGCGGTCCACACCCCGCAGGCCTTCACCAAGATCACGTTCCAGGCGTTGCCGTAATGGCCGCCAACGTCCCCATGCAGGTGAACCTCGTCAAGGGCGGCACTCGCCGCTCGGAGCAGGTCACCGTCGATGTCCAGGTCGTGTCCGGCGGCACCGCGCTGCTGTCGGGCATCTCACTGCCGGTGGTCAACAACCTCACGGTGGCCCCCACTCAGGCCGACTTCAACAACCTGCTCGCCGCGCTGCGCACCCGCGGCGTGATCGGAGGCAGCTGATGGCCGCCAAGACCACCGGCCCGCAGCGGGTCGACACCGACCGGTTCGAGGTCGGCCGGCCCGCGCCGACCGACGCCTACCGTGCGCTCCATTCGGACGGCGGCTGCACCGGCCCGGCCTACACCACCCACCCCGGCGGCGGCGCCATCCAGATCTGCGTTGCCGGAGCGACTGTCACCGAGGGCGTGGCGCGCGCCCTCGCGGCGGCCGTCGACGCCCCGTCGACGGAGGGCTGACGGCCCGTGTACTGCACTGTCGCCCAGGCCCGCGCCGCTGGCTGCACCGGCACCGACGACGAGGTGACCGGGTGGATCGCCCGCGCCCAGGCCGTCGTCGACGCCTACACGCAGCAGGCGTTCGAGCCCACCGACCTGACTGTTGCCGGGACAGTCAGCTCTCGGATGCGGATCCTCCTGCCGCGCCGCGTGCGTACGATCAGCGCGGTGCGCCTCGGCACGGGCCCGGGCGACACCGAGTACACCGTCCCGGTCAGCGCGTACCGGGTCACCAGCAGTGCAGTTCTCGGGCAGGTCGACGCAGTACAGCTCGCCGAGTTCGGCTACAACGACCTCGTGGCTGGCGCGGAGTCGTACGCCGGCGGCTGGGCCGGGCTGTGGGGGCGCTGGGGGTCGGACGCGCTGGTCGACGGGTCCTTCGGCTACGACGCGCCGCCGTCGGGTGTGGACCTGGCGACGGCGATGGTCGCGGCCTGGTCACAGGCGATCGCGACGGGTCAGGGCACGCCGGGCGGCGGGGTCGCCCCGGGCGGAATCCAGGTCGACGACGAGGGCAACAACGTCGTCATCGAACCTGCTGGGGCGGACGCTGACGCAGGTGGCGGGCCGTCAGCGCCCCGCGCGACCACTGGCGTCCCGCAGGCTGACGTCCTGCTGTCCCTGTACCGCAACGACCACACGCTGATCGGCGGTGCGTGATGGGTGGCCTGTCGTACAACGTCGACTCCGGCCAGTTCCAGAACGCGCTGCGCGACGCCGTCGACCGGCTGCGCGGCGAGTCCCGGCAGGTGATGGACCGGGTCGCCAACGACATGGTGAACACCGCCAAGTCGCTGGTGCCGGTGGACACGGGACGGCTGCGGTCGAGCATCCGCGCGATCCCCGTCGGCGGCGGCCGCTTCACGTACACCGTGACGGTCGGAACGAACGTCGAGTACGCGTCGGACGTCGAGTACGGCACCGCCCCACACGTGATCCTCCCCAAGAACAAGAAGGCCCTCTACTGGAAGGGCGCCGCACACCCGGTCGCTCGGGTCAACCATCCCGGGACGCGCCCGTACCCGTTCATGCGCCCGGCCGTCCTGCGAGCCGAAGAGCTGCTGCGTGCTCACGCCAAGGGGGTGCGCTGATGGCCGCCACCACCGCCGGGGCGTTCCGTGCCTGGCTCGGCCCGCAGGTCGCACCGGTGCCCGTCGTCCGCGACGGCGCGTCCCCCGGCCAGCCCCTTCCGTACATCGCCGTGCAGGAGGGCACCAACTACCTCAACCACCCCACCGCGAACGGCGACTACGGCGACCCCGACCGCGACCTGGTCATCCAGGAAATGGTCCAGGTCGACGTCGTCCAGCAGGCCCGCACGCAGGACGCCGGCGGCGCGCCGAACGCCGAGGACTACACCCTCGTCCCCCGGGTGATCCGACTGTGCTCCGGCCCGTTCCAGGCCGGGCCCGCAGGGTCCGTCGTCAACGGCGTCCAGTTCATCTCCGCGCGGCGCGAACCGATCGTCGACAACGTCGTCCGCACCTCCATCACCGTCCTCGTCACCCGCACCCTGGAGCGCCCGTGAGCACCCCCACCGACCCGCAGCCGGACCCGGACGAATCGCAGCCGGACCCCGGCCCGCAGCCCGACGTCGACCCGGACGGCCACACCTGGCTCCCGCAGGAGTACTGCGTGGCCGAGGGCATGTGGGCGCCGCCGGACCCTCAGCACATCGACTCGGCATGGCCGGCGTGGCGGCTCCCGGAATGGTTCGCGGGGCGCACCGGCATGGTGCAGATCCCGGGCCGGCCGGGGTACCCCGGTCTCTACCAGTACGTGTGGGACGGGTGGCTGCCGTGGCAGTCGCGGACGGACACGATCGACCCGCTCGTGCAGTGGCCGGACGCGGTGCGTGCGACGGCCGGTGACATGCAGGCCGAGCTGTGGCCGCCCGCGCCGGTCGAGGGCCCGCCTGCGGCTGATGCCGAGTTGGTGCCGCTGGTCGCCCTGTCCGACGCGGGTGATGCCGATGTGCCGCCGCTCGACCCCGAAGACGACAACACCGCGCCCAGCGAGAGGAACTGACATGGCCGGCGGCCTGCCCCACGTGACGAAGCTGTTCAGCATCGTCGACTGCAAGATCACCGCGCTCACCACCGACCCGATCGGTGGGACCGCGACGTACGCCGCGACGTCCGTCGACCTGCCCGGCATCCGCTCGCTGGCGATCAACGGCAACATGCAGACCAAGTCGTTGCGCGGCGACAACACCCTGCTCGACACCCAGACGTACATCGACGGCGTCACCGCCGCCGCCGAGCACGCCAAGCTGTCGCTGGACGCCCTGGCGGTGATGCTCGGCGGCACGGTCACCGACTCCGGCGCGACTCCGGCGCAGAAGGCCGTGTGGTCACTGACCGCCAACAGCGCCCCGCAGTACTTCAAGATCGAGGGCGTCACCCCGTCGAACGGCTCCGACCTGATCGGCGGCGACGTCCACGTCGTCCTCTACAAGTGCACCCTGTCCAAGTTCCCGGAGTTGGGGATGCAGGGAGACGACTACCGCATCCCGAAGTTCGAGGTGTCCTCGGTCCCGCTTGCCTCCACCGGCAAGTGGATGGACGTCGTGATGAACGAGACCGCCGTCGCCATCCCGTAGCGCGCCCCATCGCCAACCCGCCTGGGGCCGCCGCCAGTTCGGCCCCAGGCCCACCCCTGGAGCACCCCATGACCCTCACCGCCGCGCAGGCCCTCGGCACAGGCCCCACCATCACCCTCAGTGACTGCACCGAAGTACCGCTCACCTACAACTTCCGCTCCCTGGCCCTGCTGGAGCAACGCTTCGGCTCCATCACCGCGATCCAAGACGCCATGGAGCTCGCCGCCGCCGGCACCGCGTTCGGCCCGCTGATGGACATGATCGGAGCCGGACTCGCCTCCCGCGCCGGAGGGTTCACCCCCCATATCCGCCACTACCAGGACGCCTCCGGCCACCGCACGGTGGAGAGCATCCTCTACCGCCGCTCCTCCGACGGCACCGACCTCGGCGAGCTGCTCGCCCCCGGCCGGGTAGCCGAGTACGCCGACGCGATGAGCGCCGCGTTCAACGTGGCGTTCGACACCGGCGGCCAGGGAAACGACGTGAGCCCGGTCCCGAGCGAGACGACGCTTTCGCCTGGGCTCAGCTGATCTACACCGCCACCGTCCCACTGCGCCGCGGCCTCGACGAGTTCTGGGACCTGACGCCGGCGCAGCTGTACGCGCTGGTCGAGCAGCACAACCTCGCCACCGGCCCAGGCCCCGCCGCCGACGACGACTTCGGGCCCGACGAGCCCGGCCTGTACTCCACCCCCGACGGGCTCACCCGCCTGTCCCAACTCCCGTACGGAGGATGACCATGGCCGGCCCGGCGATCAACCTGCCCGCGCTGGTCACCAGCCTGAGCATCGACATGTCCGGACTCGCCGGGTCGCAGGCCGACGCCGCCCGCCAGGGCAGCGTGCTCGGTGAGCGCCTGGGCGACGCGATGCGGGAGCGGCTCCGGGCCGCAACCGGGCACATGCCCGAGATCGAGGTCGGTGCCGACACCTCCCGAGCGGACCGCGACCTGGCCGAGCTGCGCGGCAAACTGACCGCGCTGGCGGACAAACGCATCGGCGTCGACATCAGCGCGGAGAAAGCGACCCGCGAACTCCTCGACCTGCAGGTGCACCTGGAGCGTCTGTCCGTCACCCACCCCGATGTCGACGTCACCGCGAGCATCGGTCAGGCCATGGCCGAGCTGGCCGCTGTCACGGCCGCCGCGCATGCCGTGGACGAGGTGGCGCCGGACATCGACGTCCATGTCGACACCCACGAGGCCCCTGCCGAGATTGAGCGGGTGAGTCGGGATTTAAGCGGCCTGACCAACGCGGCCCGCACCGCGGCATCGTCGCTGGGCTCCTTCGCTGGCACCGCGGCGCAGGTCGCGGGGATCGTCGGCGCGCTCGGCCCGATCATCGCCGGGACGGCACAGGCGATCGCGTCGATCACCCCGGCGGCGGCCGTGGCGGCCCCGGCGCTGCTGTCGCTCGTGACCGCCGGGGCCGCGGCGAAGGTCGGCCTCGGCGGCGTGGGCGAGACCCTGAAGGCGGCGTTCGCGCCGGCCGCCGGAGGTAGCGCCGCGGCCGCAACGCAGACCACCAACGCCTACGCCGACGCGCAACGTAACCTCGCCGCCACGATCCAGAACACCGCGGACTCGAACGCGCGGGCACTGCGGAACGTCAGCGACGCGGAACGCAACCTGGCCGACGCGCAACAGGCCGCGCTCCGGGCGCAGCAGGACCTGAACGACGCCCGGCACGAGGCCGCGCAGGACCTGGAGGACCAGAGCAACCGGCTGACCGACGCGATGCTGAGCCAGCGCGAGGCCACCCTGCGGGTCCAGGACGCGCAGTACGCGCTGCAGTCGACCATCAACAACGACCAGTCCACGGCCCGCCAGCGCGCGCAGGCCCAACTCGCCTACGACCAGGCCGTGCAGCGGCTGCGCGAGCAGGACACGCAGGTACAGCGTCTGCAGGAGACCACCGAGGCCGCCAATCGGGCTGGCGTGGACGGTTCGAAGAAGGTCGTGGAGGCGCAGGACAAGCTGACGTTGGCGCAGCGCCGGAGCGGCGACGAGGCCCGGAACCTGGCGGACGCGCAGCAGCAGGTCGCGCGGACCGCACAGCAGGGCGAGGAGGCGATCCGCCGCGCGACGGAGGCGCTGCAGCAGGCCGGGGCCGGGGCGGCCGGTGGGGCGGCCGGTGTCGACCGGTTCGGCGAGGCGATGGCCAAACTCGCCCCGAGCGCCCGGGAGTTCGTCACCGAGATCATCGCAATGCAGCCCGCGTGGAACGCCCTCAAACTCGACGTTCAGCAGCGCTTGTTCGAGGGCCTCGCGGCTTCGATGCGCGACAACGCGGGCACCGTCCTGCCGTCCCTGCGGCAGGGCCTGGTCGGCGCCGCCGGCGCGCTCAACTCGATGGCCCTGAACCTCGTCACGACGGCAGGGCACTTGGGCGCGTCGGGTGTGTTCGGCCGGGCCCTGGACGGCGCGACGAAGGGTCTGGGGAACCTGGCCAACGTGCCGTCCGGCGTCCTGACCGCGCTGGTCACGTTGAGCGCCGGGGCCGCGCCGCTGTTCGACCGGCTGACTGCCGGGGCCGGCGGCGCCCTGGACAAGCTGAACACGAAACTCGCGGCGAGCCTGGAGTCGGGCGGCCTGGGCCGTGCGATCGACGCGGCGGCGCAGCAGTTCGGGGTGCTGGTCGACGTGATCGGCAACGTGGGCCGTCTGCTGGGCGCGGTGTTCGGTCCGGCACAGCAGCAGGGCGCCGCTTTCCTCGACACGCTGAAGAAGATCACCGGCTCGATGGCGGCCGCGTTCTCGACACCGCAGGTGCAGGCCGGACTCACGGCCCTGTTCCAGACGGTATCCCTGATCGCCTCAACCGCCATGCCCCTGCTGGGGTCTGCGCTGCAGGCGATCGGCCCGGTGCTGACAGCGCTCGGCCCGCCCGCGCAGCAGCTCGTCCACGTGCTGGGGGAGCAGGTGCTCATGCCGATCATCGAGGCGCTGTCCCCGCTGCTGGTCACCGCCGCCGGGGCGGTCGGCGATCTGGTCGCTGCCGCGTCCCCACTCTTGGGCCTGTTCGGCACGCTGACGGCCGCACTGCTGCCCGCGCTGCAGCCCCTGCTGGCCGGCTGCGGAACGATCTTCCGACAGTTGCAGCCCGTCGTCGCCGCCGTCGCCCAGGCCGTCGCCGCGTTCCTGACCCCCGCGCTGGCAGCGCTCCCAGCACTGATCCAGCCCGCCGTCACGCTCATCACGGCACTGACCGGCGCGGTGCTGCCGCTGCTGGCCCAGCTGATCACCGAACTGCCCATTCCCCAACTCGGCGAGGCCTTGGGCCAGCTGGCGACTGCGCTGGGCCCGGTGCTGCAGGAGATCGCCGAGCTCGCCGCCCAGATCCTGACGATGCTGATGCCGCTGCTCCCGCCGCTGATCTCGTTCATCGCCCAGCTCGCGACGATCCTGTCGGGGGTGCTGGTGCAGGCGATCGTCGGCACGGTCGTCCCGGTGCTGCGGATGATCGCGCAGCTCCTGAAGGGCGACTTCTCCGGCGCGTTCCAGTCTGCGAAGGACGCGACGATGGGCTGGTTGCAGCTCACGATCGACGTGTTCGCCAAAGTGCCGCAGGCGATCTTCAGCGCCATCGGCGACCTGTTCCAGCGCCTGGAGCAGGCCGGACAGGGGATCATCGACAGCTTCCTCCGCGGCGTGCGATCCAAGTTCGGCCAGGTCGCCAGCACCTTCGGCGACCTGACGGACTGGATCGCCGCGCACAAGGGCCCGCCGGAGCGGGACGCCAGGCTGCTGACCCCCGCCGGGCAGCTCATCATGGACGGCCTGATCGCCGGTGTCGCATCCCGGCGGGACGCCCTCGGCGCCCAACTCGCCGCCGTCACGGCGCAGATCAGCGGCGGCCTCGCCGGGGCCCTCGGCGGGCCGAGCCTCTCCCTTGCCGGGTCCCCGGCGGCCCTGTCCGGGGCCTACGCCGGCACGGCACGGCCGGTGTTCCAGACCAACACGATCATCCTGCAGGGCGGCGAGGCCACCGCGGCCGGTGTCGGTGCCGAACTGTCCTGGCGTTCGAAGGTGGGGCTCCGATGAGTGCGGCAGGACGAATCGTCTGGGGCGGCCTGACGATGGGCCCCGGCACCCAGTACGCCATCGCGGACATGCCCGACCTCGACGACATGCCGGAGATCCGCAGCAGCGACGTCGACCGGGGGCAGGCGCACGGCACGTGGACGGGTGCGGACTACACCGGGGCCCGGATCATCACCCTGTCCGTACTGCTGCGCGGGCAGGACCCGGCGGACCTCGGGCGGCTCGTGACGGCGCTGCGGGCCGCGGTGCAGCCGTGCGCCGAACCGCAGCAGCTGCAGTTCGTGGACCGCGGGGTGATGGTCTGGGCGAAGCCGCGCCGGCGTTCGATCCCGTACGACGCCGCCACCCTGCTGTCGTCCACCACAGCGCACCTGATGTTCTACTGCGCTGACCCCCTGGTCTACTCCCTGACGCAGCACTCCCTGTCCACCACCGCCTATGCCCCGGCGTCCGGCCGCTCCTACCCGCGCACGTACCCGTGGGTGTACGGCACCGGCGGTACTGCAGGCACCCTGCAGTGCGTCAACGCGGGTGGGACGCCCACGTATCCGCTGCTGCGGATCGACGGGCCCACGGTGAACCCCACGGTCCAGCTCACCGAGACCGGCGCGGTGCTGGTGCTGAACGCCACCCTCGGTGTGGGCGAGTTCGCGCTGATCGACACCTCGACCCGGGCGGTCCTGCACATGGGCACCATCCCGCGCCGCGACTGGATCACCGGCATCCCGCGCTGGCCCGTCATGCAGCCCGGTACGAACACGCTCGTCTACCGCGCCAGCCCGTACGGCGACGGCACCCAGCCCACCTACCTGACCGTCACCTGGCGCGACGCCACTCTGTAGAGAAAGGACCGAGATGGCCGCCATCTCCCCTCCGGCGTTCCAGCAGGCCGGATCGTATTCCGCCCGGGTCGACCGCCTGTCGGTGCTCTCGGCGATGCTGCAGTACCCCGGCACGTCGGGCCGGGCCACGTCGCCGATCAGTATCGCCGACGGCGTGAAGCCGTCGTACCAGAACTCCCGTTTGAAGGTCGCCGCTCAGAGCACGCCGAACATGTCGGTCCAGCTCACCTCCGGGTGGGCGTACGTCCAGAACGACGACGTCGCCGCGTACGGCGCGTACGTCGTCGTGAACGACGGCACCATCTCGATCCCGATCGGTGCGTCGTCCGGCTCGCAGTACCGCATCGACACGATCGTCGCCCAGGTGCTGGACGCCGAGACCCTCGGCACGGCCAACTCCGCCTCGTTCGAGGTCGTGTCCGGCCCCTACGCCGCATCCCGGGCCGCCGCCCAGCGCGGCACCATCCCCCCGAACGCCGCGATCATCGCCGACGTGTACGTGGACGCCGGCGTCTCGTCCATCACCAACACACTGATCTCCGACGCCCGCTCCTACACCGTCGCATCCGGCGGGATCCAGCCCGTCACCTCGACCACAGACCTCGACAACGGGCACCCCGGCCAGGTCCGGTACCGCACGGATACGGATACGTTCGTCTACACCAACTTGGCCGGCACGACGATTCCCCTGCTGCAATCGCAGGGCGCCGCCACCTTCGGTCAGATCACCGTCCGCCGCAAGACGGCGGACCGCAGCCTCTCCAACACGAGCGGCCTGCAGGACGACAACGACCTGCTGTTCGCCTCGCTCCCCGCCGGCGCCGTGTACATCGTCGAGGGATTCCTTATCTACAGCGCCGACTCCAACGCCGACATTCGGATCGGGTTCGCCGGCCCCACCAGCGCCACGTTCTCGTGGAACATCAGCGGACAAGACGGCAGCCAGACAGGCAGCACCGCCCCGATCATCCTCGACTGCCAGGACATCACCTCCACCGCGTACACGCTCGGCGGTCGCGGCGCCGGCGGGAAGTTGGTCGGGAAGTTGGACGGCCTGCTGACCATCAGCGCCACGTCCGGCACGTTCAAGTGCCAGTGGGCACAGCAGACCGCCAATGCTGCCTCGACGGTCATGCACGCCGGGAGCTACATCCGTCTCACCCGGGTCGCGTGATGCCCCACCAGTACACCTACCTGTTCGCCGACCTGCGCACCGACCGCGTCCTCGCCGAACTCCCCCTCCAGGACGTCGAGTACAGCACCGAGCTCAACGGGATCGGCGTGTGCACGGCGACGCTGCCGCTGAACCGGGCCACGGCCCCGCTCCGGCCGATGGAGGCCACCACCCCGACGCGCACCGTCCTGTACATCGACCGCGACGGCGTCATCGTGTGGGCCGGGATCGTCTGGACACGCCGGCCGCTGGAGCGCGGCGGGCAGGTCTACGGGGCGGCGCTGCAGGCATCCGAGCTGCCGTCGTACTGGCAGTACCGGCACGTCAACAAGCTGCTGTCGACGGACACCGCGGTGCTGACCGCCAACAGCGCGAACACCGCGTACGTGCCGGCCGGGCAGCGCATGTACGGCGATCAGGCGTGGATCGTCTGGTCGCTCCTGCAGTATGCCGGCGCGGACATCACCGGCGCCGGGTCGATCGGCGTGGACACGAATCCGCTGGTCGCGCCGACCGGGATCACCCGCACCCGCACGTACGACCCGTCGGAGCGGCCCGTGATCCTCGACCTGATCCGCCAACTCGCGGCCGTCGACAACGGGTTCGACTGGGGTATCGAGGTCGGGTGGAACGCCAACGGGTCCCGCTACCGCAGGTGGCAGGTGTACTACCCGCGTCGCGGCCGGAGCGCCGCCGCCACCGGTTTCACGTGGCAGCACGGCCCGGGCGGCAACATCATCGTCCCGGACTGGCCGGAGGACGGCACTCTGCTGGCCACCCGGGCGATCGCGCTCGGGCAGGGGCAGGGACTGGACGTGGTGGTGGGGCAGGCCGAGGCTACGGATCTCCTCGCCGCCGGGTGGCCGCTGCTGGAGACGGTGTCCAAGTACAGCGGCGTCAGCGAGTGGAACACCATCCAGTCGCACGCGTCCGCGGACCTGGCCGCGCACTCGACTGCCACGACCACACCAACGTTCACCGTCCTCGCGGACGCGGATCCGGTGCTGGGCTCGTACACCGTCGGCGACAGCGCACGGTTCATCGTCGACCCCAACCCCTACTACCCGGACGGCGTGAACCAGGAGCTGAGAATCGCCACCGTCAAGGTGACGGTCAGCGGCGGCGGTTCCGAGACCGTGGCCCTTACCTGTGTGGAGGCATGATGGCCCAGTACCTGCGGTCCCAGTCCCTGGAGGACCGGGTGGCCGAGCTGGAGCGGCAGGTGGAGGCACTGGCCCGCACCAACAGCATCAGCGGCACGACGCTCACCAACGGCAACCTGGTCCTGCGGCAGGGCAGTTCGATCCTCGTGATGTCCGTACAGGACCCGAACCGGGTGGTGTGCCGGATCGGCGACCTGCACAACCCCGACATCAACGGGGTACCGCAGATGGGCATGCAGCTGTACCGGGACACGCCGGCGAACGAGCTCACCATGGCCCTCTGGCAGCCCAACCCCAGTACGGGTGCCGGGTTTGCCGGGCAGTTCTGGGCGGTGTACGACGCCAGCGGCTCGTACGTGTTCACCACCGACGCCATCTCCCGGAAGGGCGTGGCCATGCCCTTCCGCGCCGTCGGGTTCTCGCCCACCTCGTACCTCTGTGCCCCGTACTCGCAGGACACCGTGTGGACGGAGGTGAGCTCGGCGTACGTGCCACGCGACGCCCCCAAGTTGAGGCTTGAGGCGTCGTTCGTGGGTGACCAGGTCGCGGGGGTGAACACGGGCGGGGCCTACCGGATCATGATCAACGGAACGCAGGCCGCGGCCGGCACCGTACCGCCGACCTTCACATGGGTGAACGTCTCCACCGACATCGACATGACCCCGTACTACGCCCCCGGGGACGCGGTACAGGTGAGCGTCCAGGTGCAGCGGACGTCGGGAGCGACGACCGGCGGCCGGAACGGCGGGGCAGGGTCGATCGTCGGCTCGGTGTCGGGCTCGTACCAGCGCGGCTCGTGAGCTCGCGGTTAGCCGAGGTGCCTGAACTCCGCTGGTAGCTAGCGTGGTTGCGCTACCGACCCTGCCGTGGGCCGGGAACGGGAGGCACGAATGCGAGACGAGTTCACCGGGCTGCTGCTGAGTCAGGTCGGCGTCCATGAAGGCCGGGACGGCGACGGCACCTGGAACAACCGCCAGCGTTACAGCGAGGAAACCCCCGGCCTCGAATGGTCCGACGGCCAGCCCTGGTGCGCCACCTTCGAGGCCTGGGGCGCACACCGCACCGGCATGGACGGCATCTGGCCGATGACGGCGTCCTGCCTCGATGCCGTCGCCTGGTGGCGTGGCCACAACCGCTGGACGCCGTACCCCGTCCTCGGCGGTCCCTTCTACCTCGGCCCCGGCGGCGGCCAGCACACCGGTGTCGTCGTCGCGTTCGACGCCGACACCATCACCACGGTGGAGGGCAACAGCAACCGCGGCGGCAGCGCGGAGGGCGACGGCGTGTACCGCCGCCAGCGCCCCCGGCGCGGGCCCGGCTCCCCGTACGGCTACGGCGTCCCCGCCTACCCCGAGGGCACCGTCAGCGCCGACCCGGCCCTGGGCGGCACCCGCACCGCGGCAGTCGCCGCACCCAAGACCCCAATCCCTACCGAGGAGGACGAGTTGAGCACCACCCTCACCCAGGACCGCAGCGACAGCTGGAACAGCATGATCTGGGGCCTGAAGAACAGCGTCGAGGCAATCCAGCAGCAGGTCGTCGCACTCCAGGGCGCGGTCACCGGCCTGACCGGCCTGCTGGCCGCGCAGCACTCCGACCTGACGCCGCAGCAGGTCGAGGACGCGGTTCGCCGCGGTATCCAGGACGGCCTGGTGCACGTCCAGGTAGACGTCGCCGCCCCGACCGCGCCGAAGGGGGCCTGACCATGCGCATCTTCGGCCGCGAGCCCGCGCTGTGGCTCGCCCTGGTCGCCGTCGTCGTCAAGCTCGGCGCCGCGTTCGGTCTTTCTGTCTCGCCCGAGCAGCAGGCGCTGATCAACGCCGCTGCGGCGGCCGGCGTCGGCCTGGTCGTCGCGCTCGTCGTCCACGACGGCCGTGGCGCAGCGGTCCTCGGCCTGGTGCAGGCCGCGCTCGCGCTCGCGGTCGGCTACGGCCTGCACTGGTCGGCGGACCAGCAGGCGGTCGCCCTGTCCGCCGTGGCGGCGCTGGTGGCGATGTGGACGCGCACGCAGGTGACCGCGCCGGTGCCGGCGGTCCGGCAGCTGCCGCCGATCCCGGCGGTGCGCGAGTGACCGCCCCGCCGCCGCCCGACCCGGGCGTCGTCATCTCGCCCGGCCAGATGTACGCGGAGGTACGGAGGATCGCTGACCGGCAGATCAGGATGGACGAGAAGATCGACCGGTTCCTGGAGGACCAGCGTGGTCATCGGGAGGAGACCAGTGACCACGAGAAGCGGTTGCGCGCGTTGGAGGCCCGGGTGTGGATGGCGATGGGTGCTGCTGTCGTCCTCGGTGCCGGGTCCGGTGCGGGCATCGCGCAGATCATGGGCCGCTGAACACCACCGCCCCGCCCGCTTCCTCGGAGGCAGGCGGGGCGGTTTCGTCGTCTTCGGCGTGGCGTTGCTGCGTGTCCGCGAGGATGCCGCCATGACCACGCATGCAGACATCGAGCGTCGCGACCAGCACATCGCGGACCTGCGCGCCGCTCTCCAGCGCGCCAAGGCCGAAATCGCCTTCGCCGCCGGCCGGGAGACTGCCGACGATCCGGTGCAGGCGACGCGCCTACTGGGTACCGTCGACGACCTGCAGGCCGTTCTGGACCGCACCATGCTGCCATCGGCCTGA